CGAATTAAACCCTGCAATGATGATAGGATAATGCTATGGCTGTTAACCACTACTTTCAAGGCGGCAATGGTATTGGAAATGATAACGAAAAAAGGTTACACGAAGACCTTATCATTGAAGGATTAAAAATCTACGGACACGATTGTTATTATCTTCCAAGAACATTAGTTAATAGAGATTTAATTTTAGGCGAAGACTCTTTGTCTAAATTTGATGATTCATATTTACTTGAAATGTATATGGAAACAACTGAAGGTTTTGCTGGCGAACAAGAAGTAATTAACAAGTTTGGATTAGAGATAAGAGAAGATACAACTTTTATGATCTCTAAACGAAGATGGCAAGATCAAGTTGATTCAGTTCACACAATGATTGTTGAAGGAAGACCAAACGAGGGAGATATAATTTACTTCCCGTTAATGAATAGTTTTTTTGAAATTCAATTTGTACAAGATCAGGAACCATTCTTTCAATTAGGAAATTTACCTGTTTACAAATTAAGATGTACTCGTTGGGAATACTCAAACGAAAGATTGGATACAGGTATTGATGCTATTGATAGTGCTGAAACACAATACTCACTAGACCAAGGTTTATATCAAACATCACTAGAAAGTGGAACATTTGGTCTTGTAATGGGAAGTCCAGTAGTAACAGGAGATGTTGTTACTTCTATACCAATTGTATCAGGTGGAGAGGGTTATGTAACTGCTCCAACTATTACTATTTCAGCGCCATCAGCTTCTATTAACGCAACGGCGACAGCAAACTTAACAGGAAATACTTTAAGTTCATTTACAATTACAAACGCTGGTCGTGGTTATGGTTCAGCACCTACAATCACAGTAGTTTATGTAGCGACAGATAGTACAACAAAAACAAATACAGATTCATCACCAGGTTTAACAACAGGTCAATTAACTTCTATAACGCCAGCGACTATAACAGATATTGCGTCTATTACAAGTGTAACAGTATCAAGTCCAGGTGGCGCAGTAAATGCATCTGCTCAAGCGATATTAACAAGTGGTGTAGTCACTAGTATTAATATTACAGTTGATGGTTCAAGTTATCTTGGATTATCACCAACAGCTACTGTATCAGAAAACACAGATGCAACAGGTTCATTATTATTAGAAAATGATAGCGCAGACGGTGAAACTCAATACTTTATAAATGAAGACTATGCGATACAAACGCAATCGACTTACGCTGACAATATCGATTTAGATAATGAAGCTGGTTTTGATACTGCGAGTGCGGCAGATGACATATTAGACTTTACTGAAAGAAACCCTTTTGGTGATCCAGATGCGGGAGGATATTAATGTTTGGAAAATATTTTTACAATGAATCAATGAGAAGAATGACAGTTGCCTTTGGTCAATTGTTTAATAAAATACAAATTAAAAGAAAAGATTCATCTGGTAATACAGTACAATCTATATCTGTTCCTTTAGCGTATGCGCCAAAAGAAAAGTTTTTAACAAGATTAGATCAACAACCAAATTTAGAAGAAAGAGAGTTTGCGATTACATTACCTCGTATGAGTTTTGAAATATCAGGTATCGCTTATGATGGTTCTCGTAAACTAACTAGAATACAAAAGTATAAAACTGTTAAAACAGATAAAGAGGGAAAGGTTATGAATTATAACTATACCCCTGTTCCTTATAATATATCTTATACTTTAAATATATTTACAGCGACTGCTGAATCAGGACTACAAATTGTTGAACAAATATTACCTTTCTTTCAACCTGATTACACAGTAACAGTTATTGCTGTACCAGAATTAGATATAAAAAGAGATGTACCGATTATACTAAACGATATAAGTTATGAAGATAGTTATAGTGGTGATTATACAACACGTAGAGCGGTAATATATACACTTAATTTTACTGCGAAAACTTATCTATTTGGACCTGCGTCAACTCAAAAAGTGATTAAAGAAGTACAATCTGATCTATATTCTAAAACGCCAGAGGCAACTAGAGAAGAACGAATAGTAATTACACCAAATCCAACTAGCGCAGACGCTAATGATGATTTTGGATTTACAACAACAATAACAACGTTTTCGGATAGTAAAAATTATAATCCGACTACTGATCAGGACGAATAAATATAGATATGACAATCAATAAAGTAGGATCAAAAGGTATAGAAGACGGATCAGTCGCTACGGTAGACTTAGCGCCAGGTTCAGTTACAAACCCTAAATTAGCAAACTCATCATTTACTTTTGATGGTACATCAGTTTCTTTAGGCGCTTCAGAAAGTGTTAATGTAAGTGCTAGTTGGCAATCTGTGATTACAGCAGACGGTTCAACAGGTACAACAGCAGTCGCTGGAAACGGTTACTTTATAGATACAACATCTGCTACTCACACTTTAACATTACCCGTTTCTGCTACCATTGGTGACTTTATCACTATCAAAGATTACGCTGGTACATTTGCCACAAACAATCTTACGATTGCTCGTAACGGACATAATATTCAAGGTGATGCCAATGATAGTTTAATAACTACTAATCGTGCTAGTTTAGTATTAGTTTATGTAGATAGTACAAAAGGTTGGTTATATTGGGAAGAACATAATGTGGCTGATTTACAAGCCGCTACTTTTATCACTGCTACTGGTGGTACAATAACAACATCAGGCGATTATAAAATTCACAGTTTCACAGGAGATGGTTGTTTTGTTGTTTCACAATTAGGTAATAATCCAACTGTACCAACAGGAGGTCCTACTAATGTAGATTATCTTGTAGTGGCTGGTGGTGGTGGTGGAGGTAATAATCACGGAGGCGGAGGAGGTGCTGGAGGTTATAGAACATCTTTTCCAAGTCCAGGTTGTAACGCAGGTGCTTTTCCAATTACTGCTACAACTTATCCTATTACAGTAGGTGCTGGTGGGGCTGGTACAGAAGCTGATGGACCAACTGCTAGTGAAGGATCAAATGGTTCAAATTCAATTTTTAGCACAATTACTTCTACTGGTGGTGGACTAGGTGTAGGTGGTTTTGCTCCAGGACCTGAACAATCAGGTGGTTCGGGTGGTGGAGGAAACTGGAATTCTACTTGTGCTGGATCAGGAAATACACCTCCTGTTAGTCCATCTCAAGGTAATCCTGGAGGAACAGGATCTGGTCCATCAAATAGAGGTGGTGGTGGTGGAGGTGGTGCTTCTTGTTCAGGACAAAATGCTGTAAATCCTACTAACACAGGTGGTGCGGGAGGTTCAGGTACTTCTAATTCTATTTCTGGTTCTTCGATTGCTTATGCTGGTGGTGGTGGAGGAGGGTCTGGTATAGGTCCAACTTATGGTACACCTAGTGACGGTTGTGGAGTAAAACCAGGAGGAGCTGGAGGCACAGGAGGCGGTGGCGCTGGAGGAGTTGGCGGAACTTTAGGTGGAAGTGGATGCGGAGCACCATATCCTAGTCCAAATGATAAGTATAATGGAACAAGTGGAACAGCAAATACTGGTGGAGGTGGCGGAGGTACAAGTGTACAGACCTCTAACTTACCTGGTGCTACTGCTGGCGCTGGTGGTAAAGGAATCGTTATAATACGATACAAATTTCAATAAGGAAATGATATAAATAGTAAGAAAGAGATTTAAGATATGGCAATTTCAAAAATAGGTTCAAAAGCACTTGTAGATTGTTCAGTAGCGTCTGCTGATTTAGAAGACGGTTCTATAACTAACGCTAAACTGGCTAATTCAAGTATTACAGTTAATGGAACATCTGTTTCACTAGGCGCTTCAGCGTCATTAAAAGATATTTCTTGGCAATCTGTGATTACTGCTTCAGGTGGTTCTAACACAGCCGTTGCTGGAGAAGGATATTTTATTGATACTACAAGTAACACACATACAGTTACTCTTCCTGCCTCACCAAGTATAGGTGACAAGATTGCCATTAAAGATTACGCTGGTACATTTGGTACAAATAATCTTACGATAGGAAGAAACGGAAACAATATTCAAGGTGTCGCTAACGATTCACAAATTAGTACAAACAGAGCAAGTATCATATTAGTTTATTCTGACGCAACCAAAGGTTGGTTATATACTGTTGAGTCAAATGTGGCTGATTTAGGATCACCTACATTTATTTCTGCCACAGGTGGTACAATCACAACTTCAGGTGATTTCAAAATACATAGTTTTACAGGTGACGGTTGTTTTGTGGTTTCAAGTTTAGGAAATCAATGTGGTTCTGCTTCAACAGTAGATTATCTAGTAGTTGCTGGTGGAGGTGGAGGTGGAGCAGGACACCCAAGTTCTGGTGCTGCAGGTAGTGGTGCTGGTGCTGGTGGTTATAGAGAATCAAAAGATTCAACATTAAACTCACCTCATACAGCTTCACCTTTAGCTGCTACAACA